GGTATGTACGGTGGCGGAATGGGTGGTATGTACGGTGGCGGAATGGGTGGCGGAATGCCTCCTCGACCCAGTCCTTATGGCGGAGGACTAACTGGAAGATTCGGCAACCAAATGTTTGGATCTAACCCCTACCAATATTCTCAAGGGCTGGGCTCAATGAATCAAAATTGGCAAATGAACCAATTCCCACAAACCGACCTATACAATTTAATGAATTACCAACAACAAACATTTAATCCTACAGACGAAACAACAGGCAACGGTGGCGATGGTGGAAATGGCGATGGTGGCGGTGGTGCTGGTGGCGGTGGCGGTGGTCAACAACAGTACGGTGGTTATGGTGGCTACGGTGGCGGAATGGGTGGTTATGGTGGCTACGGTGGTGGGTTTAATCCGTATGGGATGATGTATTAAGTTGACGTTCAATAAAGGCACTAAGAAATTTTTGCCAAAACTCCTCAGTATTTAACAAACTACAATTAACACAACAAGAAAAAACATGGTTAACATGTAATGCTTTGTGTGAACGAGTCACTTTAACAGCTGCCCTACCACAACAGTGACACATATCAACGTATCCAGTCCTTCCACTCTTCTTCCCCAAGGACTTGGGCTGCGATGTTTTGTTTTGCCAAAAGCGATTTAACAATTTTTTCATCTACTGTTCCCTTACACACGATGTCTATGTATGTGACTTTGTTTACTTGACCTATTCTATGCGCTCGGTCTTCTGATTGTAGCCGTTTTTCAAGGTCAAAATTGTTGGAATAGTATATCACAGTAGATGCTGCAGTTAAATTTATACCATACCCTCCTGTTTGTGTGTTTCCTACCATAAATCTCATAGGCGATTTAAGGTCTTGGAACTGTTTTAAGTATAACCGCCTATTGTCGTCGGAAGTATCACCGAAATACGCTCCTACGGAGCTCTCTCCGTATGTTTTTTGTATTGTCTCTACAATACGGTGTATGTCGTGTCGATAGTTTGCCCAAATTATAGCCTTGCCCTCGACTTCCTCTAAAATATTCATTAATTCGTCTAGTCGCTTTGACTTTACTTCAATATTCTCTTTATCGTCAGTGGTCATAAAACCACAAGACAACTGGTGTAGCCGAAGCATTTTAGTTAAAACAGAGGTCGCTGAAACTTGATGCCCGCCCTTTTCTTCATCATATAGCTGAGTAATCGCGTAGTTTTTCATCTCTTTATAGGCTTTTTGTTGTTCTGGTGTGAGTTCAATCTTACGAGTCATGTATATTTTATCGGGAAGGTCTAAACAATCCTTCTTTAAAACCCTTGAACTAAACTCTAAGAGCATTTTGTTTAATTCTTCTAGGTTTTTATACCCTACCACTTGTTTAAAGGTGCGTCCTCCTGCCGTTCTATTGAGCATTTCAGCGTACCTTGCTCTAAAACTATAGTAGCTACTATAGCCCAGCAGTTCGGGGTCTAAGAATTCACATTGTGTGTAAAGATCTAAAGGACTACGAGTAACAGGAGAACCCGTCAGTATTCTTCGGTACTGTGCATACTTAGAAAGTCGAACTATATTCTTAGTTCTGCTAGCGCGTGGTGACTTGATCGTAGTACTCTCATCCACAGCGAACAAAACCTTTTTTCCTAGTAAAAATTTTCCTGCAAATTTTGTTCCTTTGAGAGTGCTAAACGCTTCAACATTCATTACTAATATAGTAAGGTCTATACTATTTTCTAGAGCTAATTCTCTTAGTGCTTGGTTCTTCTTAGTTTCAGAAGGAGACCACTTAAAAATGCGAGCCTTGATGTAGTCAGGTAAGTGTATTGGTATTTCCCCGCTTACCCAATTATCATACACTCCTTTAGGAGCAACAATTAAGGCGCTATCGATTTTACCCTTATTATATAGGATAGCAATATTGTCAAGAAGGATCTTGCTCTTACCACACCCCATCTCTAAAAACAGGGCATGCTCAATAGCAGACCAACTTTCTTCTAAAGCCTTACGTTGATGTTCGTAAGGTTTTGTCTTATATACAAAATCTAGCATCTCTCTTATCTCTTAGGTTATATACATAAGCATAGGTATGTTTTTTAAAAAAGTAAAGGAATACACGTGACGTTGTCTTATATATTGCCTAGACTTAGCCAATAGCCCTCTAATAACCCCTGCTAATATAATAATTCTATAATAAAATCAAAGGCTTAACGGATAGGGTATTGGCTTATTGGCTGAAATCGGATTTGATTCAAACTTTTTTTATTTTTTCCCACTACTGGTAATATATAATACTTTTTATCTTTTTAAGAATCGCTTTACTTTCTATTTACTATAGTCCATACTTATACCATAGTTTAGATAGGAGAGATAAAACAAATGACAGTCTTTGTCGTACAAGAACCTGACGCCAGTAAGAACATACTTTCTGCAAATGACTTTGGAGAACTAGAGTTTATTCTACCCGCTAGGGAAAACATGATGTACAGTTCTGCACCAACGGTGTCTAGGATTAAACACGCTTTAAGAAACTTCACAGACGAAGACTATTTATTATTAATCGGCGACCCTGCTGCAATTGGGGTGGCTGTCCACTTTGCTCTCAAAAATAACCGACAAAAAGCTAAACTACTAAAGTGGGACAAAAGAGAATATAGGTATTACCCAATCGAGGTTGAAGCATGAACGAAGTATTAGAAGAAATTATTAAAGACCAAGAAATCAATGTTAGTGATGATGGTATTCAAACCATATCCGTATTGGCAGAGGCTCAAGTAGACCTGGAAGGGCAAATCGAGGAAAAGAATAATGAACTCAAGGTGTTAAAAGAGAAACACCGTAGAATTTCAGAAGACCAGCTTCCTGAAGCCCTTAAAGCGCTCGGCATAGCAGAATTTAAACTAAGTGATGGCACAAAAGTAAGTACATCTATATACTATAGTGCCCGTATAACCCCAGACAATAAACAAGAAGCATTTGATTGGCTTCGCGAAAATAACTTCGCGGATCTGATTAAAAATACAGTATCGGCTAGTTTCGGAAGAGACGAAGACGATGCTGCAAGGGAACTCCTGGATGAACTAAAGAGGAATGGGATGAATACCGCTCAAAAAGAGTGGGTAGAACCTATGACACTTAAAGCGTTTGTTAGGGAGCAGGTGGAAAAGGGTGTTGACCTACCCTATGACGCCTTTAATATATATATTGGTCAAAGAAGCAAAATAACCAAGAGGTAAAATAACCATGGAAAAAGAAACCATTGAAAGAGAACCAAGTAACCAAAGTTTGGCTACTATTGATGTTGCAGTATTAGCAGAAGACGAAGGGGCAGGACTTGAAAATGTCAGCTCTGATGATCTACTAATACCCAGCTTGAAGCTTGTTCAGAAAGGGAGCCCTTTTGTAGATCCTACAGAAAGCAACTACACTGAAGAAGTTACGGTTGGTGACATCATCAATAGTGTGACAAACGAATTTTATGATGGATCCACTGGAATCACAGTAGTTCCTGCTGCCTATCGAAGAGTATTCTTAGAATACGTTCCGAGAGAAGCAGGGGGTGGACTAGCTGGTTTTCACGAAGACCCAGCGATCCTTTCACAAACACACAGAGACGAAATGGGTAAAGATGTACTCCCTAGCGGTAACTACATCCAAACCACTGCGAATCACTATGTGTTACTTGTAGAAGGAGAGAAGTATACGCCAGTAATGATTGCTATGTACTCTAGTCAGCTAAAGAAATCAAGAAGATGGAACTCAATTATGGCTGGACAAAGAATAATGAATGGTGGTAAAGCCATCGTTCCTGCGTCTTATAGTCACAAGTACCATCTTTCAACCGTTGCTGAGAAAAATAGCAAAGGTAGTTGGTTTGGCTGGAAGATCGACTTAGTGGGACAAGTAGGGGACATTCAACTCTACAATACTGCTAAAGAGTTCGCAAAGAGCACAACAGCATCGGAAATAGCTGCAACCACTCCGACCGTAGAGTCCTTCTAACTGGGGACTGTAGAAGGGGGGAACACTCCCTCCTTCTACCTTAATGACGAAAAATATGACGGATATACCACAAAAATTCTACAGACTCTTTAAAGGTTCTAAGAAAGCACACGGTACATTCAACATAGAAAAAACAGCAGACATTAAGCAAAAAGGAACAGGGAAAACAATCCGTAGTGGTGGTGCAGAACTAAAACATTGGGAAGCACACATAACGGGTGAATATGGGCTAGGCGTTATCCCCATAACCGAAGGCAACAAGGTCGGTTGGGGGTGTATTGATGTTGATGTGTACCCTTTAGATCTGGCTCATGTAGTACACCTAGTTGAAAACCAAGATTTTCCATTAGTAGTTTGCCGAAGTAAAAGTGGTGGTGCACATGTTTTCCTATTTACACAAGAACCCGTCCCAGCAGGGGACATGCAAGATAAACTTAGGGAACTTTCTGCAGCACTAGGGCACGGGGGAGTAGAAATATTTCCTAAACAAAGAGAAATCCTAACAGAACGAAACGATGTAGGGTCTTGGCTAAATATGCCATATTTTGGAGGAGAAGGATCAACAAGGTATGGCTATAATGAAAAGGGAGAAACACTTACTCCCCAAGAATTTTTAAATTTTGTAGAAACAAGAAAAATCACACACAACGAACTCCTGAAAATAAAAGTACCTACTGTTGATGATATCGCAGGTGGTCCACCTTGTTTAAAGGTTTTACTCAAACAAGGCTTCCCAGAAGGTACGAGGAACAATGGGTTGTTTAACGTAGGTGTATATTTAAAGAAAGCCACCCCAGATGAATGGGAAAAACAAATAGAAGAATACAACCGCAAGTATGTGACTCCTCCGCTTCCCGCTCAAGAGGTACTAACCCTAATTAAGACACTACAAAAGAAAGACTACAATTATAAATGTTCAGACGAACCGATCCATTCATTCTGTAACCGTAACCAGTGCTTAAGGTGTAAGTTTGGTGTGGGAGATAACCACGGAACGCCTGCTTTTTCTAGCTTGGCGAAACTAGACACTGTTCCTCCTCTCTGGTTTTTATCTATTAACGACAGGCGTATTGAATTAAACACAGAACAACTACAAAACCAATTAAGGTTCCAAAGAATTTGTATGGAACAGCTAAATATAATGCCTCCTAGGATGAACGAAAAAGATTGGCAAAATCTAATACAACACTTAATGAATAACGGCATGGAAATAATAGAAGTTAGTGACGATGCTTCTGTTGAAGGACAGTTTATGGAACTACTTGAGTCTTTCTGCACAGACTTAGCACAGGCATCGGTTAAGGATGAGATACTTCTAGGCAAACCGTGGACAAAAGAGAGCACAACTTACTTTAGGCTAAGAGACTTAAAAGAATACCTAGTGAAACACCGCTTCACTGAAATGGAAACCAATAGGATTGCTTCTAAGCTAAGAAACATAGGGGCTAAACATGATTTCTGGAATATAAAAAAGAAGGGGGTTAATGTTTGGTCAATCCCTGCGTTTAGCTACGAAGAAATTGAATTAGCGATCCCCGAAATGGATCAGGATGGTTTCTAATGTGGAATATTGTTATTGGTCCACCTGGAACTGGGAAAACAACCTACTTGTTGGATAGGGTAGAAGAATATTTAGATAAAGGGGTGTCTCCGCATAAGATTGCCTACCTTACCTTTACTCGTAAGGCAGCAAACGAAGGACTTAATAGGGCAGTACAAAAATTTGGCTTTGATCCTGATGAACTCCCTTATTTTAGAACCATACACTCTTTGTGTTATAGGTGGCTTAATATGAAAAGATCAGATGTTATAGGCAAAGAAAACTATAAAGAACTGGGAGAAATACTCGGCGAAAGAATTACGGGTGGGTTCAGTAATGAAGACGGTATTGTTAAGGGCTCAACTGTTGCTGATCAGATGTTGATGTTAGAGAACACAGCAAGAAGCAGAAACATTTCACTTACACAACAGTGGAAAGAAAGTTCCCCTAACTTCAGTTGGATGCATTTCAATTGGTTGTGCCGCAGTTATAAAACCTACAAAGAAAAAAGATACCTAATAGACTACACAGACATGTTAGAAAACTTTCTTAAAAGAAAAACAACACCAACGCTCAAGGTTTTATTCATCGATGAGGCACAAGACCTATCTACATTGCAGTGGGACTGTGTTAAGAAGCTAGCAGAAAATTCAGAAGAAGTCTACATAGCCGGTGACGACGATCAGGCTATCTATAAGTGGGCAGGGGCGGACGTTGATCAATTTATTTCCTTAAAGGGTAATGAAATACAATTAACTCAATCGTATAGGATTCCTAAAGCAGTACACACCTTATCACAACAAATAATAAAACGGAATAAGTTTAGGAGAGAAAAAGAATGGTTGTCTAAAGAAGAGAAAGGTTCTGTTAGTTTCCACACCTCTCCAGAACATATAGATTTGTCTAAGGGTGAGTGGCTTTTATTGGCTAGAAACAACTACTTACTGACACCAATAGAAGAATATTTAAAAACAGTTGGCGTACTCTATGAAAGGAACCATCGAATATCTATTAGACAACGCCTACTAGACGCTATCAGAGGATGGGAAATGCTAAGAAAAGGGCAAGCGATACCCCTAGATGTAATTAAAAATATATATTATTTTATGTCTGTTGGTAGAGGTATAGAAAGAGGTAAGAAAAACCTAAGGGGAGCAGACGAAGAGTCTTTATTCAACCTAGAGATCTTAAAAAGAAACCACGGTCTTTTAGTAGACAGTATTTGGCACGAAGCATTTGATCGAGTAGGGGTGCAAGAAAGAGAGTATTTGATATCTTGCCTAAGAAAAGAAGAAAAAATAACTTCACCTAGAATAAAACTCAGTACAATTCATGCTGCAAAAGGTGGAGAGTGTGATAATGTTGTTTTGTTAACAGACATGGCTAACAGCACTTGGAAAGAATTAGGCAGAAACCCAGAGAACGAAAATAGAACATTCTATGTAGCAGTCACAAGAACTAAACAGAACCTACACGTAGTGATGCCAAGGACACATAAACATTTTACGATCACCTATTAAATCCCTTTACTTTGTAAAGCGGTTTTAATATGGTACTTTATATATAGGGTAAAATATGTTAGATGAAAAAGTAGAAGATTTTTTTAATTATATAAACGAAAGACACGCTATCTATATAAATAAAGAAGCGGGTGCAGAATTTCCTTGGACAGAGGATAAAATACTACAAGACTATAGTTTTTGTAATGTGTTTAGGGAACTAGATACAGTCACTATATGGCTTCGTGAAAATTGGCGTGAACCTTACGCCGATCATCCTAATTTGCCCTTTGCTATGGCTATGGCTAGACAAATTAATTGGCCACCAACACTAGCAGAAATAGGCTTTCCCGAAGAGTGGAACCCAGAACATGCTAAAAATGTTATGCGTGCCCGACAGATTAAAAAGGAAAAAGTATACACAGGGGCATACATGTTAACGGGAACGCTGGGTGGTCCAAAAATTGAACAAACTATTGATAAAATACTAACCCCACTATATGAAAACCCACCTGAAATATATACTCATTCACTACAACGTACTTGGAGAGAGTATTTGCCATATAAAGGGTTCGCTAAGTTTATATCTTATGAAGTTGTTACAGACCTAAGACACACTAAACACTTGAATAAGGCGAACGACATTATGTCTTGGGCTAATCCAGGTCCAGGAGCAAAGAGAGGACTGAATAGAATCAACGGTAATGAACTTAACGAACCTATACACATTAAGAGAGCCATTGAACAAATGGAAGACCTACTAGACGACTCTAGAAAAGGACTTGAACCGTTTGTGCCTGCTTTAGAAATGAGAGACATAGAACATTGCCTCTGCGAATTTGATAAATATGAACGAACCAGACTAAACCAAGGGAGACCACGTGCAAAATACAGACCTAAGTAAGTGGGGGTGGAACGATAAGGTCAAAGGATACACTAGACCAGACACCCTAGATGAATATGTTTTTAAAGAAATTAAGTCATCCTATAAGTACCTAGACATAGGCGAAGGAGATAGTGTCCTAGACATAGGGGCTAACATAGGGGCATTCTCTAAGTATGCTTTAGAAAAAGGAGCACATAGGGTTTATGCCTATGAACCTGAACCTGAGAACTATGAATTATTAGTAATTAACACGCACCCTGATTTCTTCCCCATAGGGGCAGGACAAATACTAAGGGTGAAGTCTGCTGTGGTTGGCACAAATGAAACAGAGATAGAGTTGTATATTAACTCTAAGAAAAATAAAGGACTACACATGACCAGACCAGTGCGTGGTCGCGAAGGAGTTACGGTTCGTGCGGAGAATTTTGGTAAAATACTCCATAAAAGACAACCAAACAAAGTAAAGATTGATGTAGAGGGAGGGGAGTATGGCTTTATGCCCATAACTTTCCCTGATTGTGTAGAAAAATTAGTAATGGAACTACACTTTCAATACAGTAAGAATTGGAGAGGCATGGCGGTGAAAATACATGAAGACATGTTGTCGCAAGGCTTCTCTGTAATAAAAGAACCTAAATTTACAGGTGGTAATTGGACCACACTAGCGGGGTATTCAAGATGAAAATATACATTCCAACAAGAGGTAGGGCTAACTCTCAAATAACCCTAAAGTTTTTTCCTGACGGTCTAAAGGAAAAAACTATATTAGCGGTAGACCACGACGAAAGAGACCTTTACAGTCAATACTCAAATGTTTGGGTGATGCCCGAAGACCTACCTAGTGGAATTTCTCCTAAGAGAAAATACATATGTGAGAACAGCGACGACCCTAAAATAGTCATGCTAGACGACGACATACGGTTCTATGTAAGAAAAGCATATAACGATTGGCACCTACGGTATCTAGAACCACATGAACTTCCAGCAATGTTTGGTGTACTAGACCAATGGCTAGGTGAGTATGCACATTGCGGAGTAAGCGCTAGGGAAGGCAACAACAGAATAGAACAACTTTCTGTAGAAAACACTAGATACATGCGCCTACTTGCCTATAACTTAGACATGCTCGATGGGGTAGAGCTCGGAAGAACTCGTATCATGGAAGATTTTGATGTTAACTTACAACTATTGAGACAAGGTAAAAAGTCTAAAGTAAGTTATTATTATGCACAAGGGCAAGGCACCTCAAACGCTGACGGAGGATGCAGTGAGTGGCGTAATTTAGGGGTACAAGCAGAGGGCGCAGAACTTCTAGGCTCTTTACACCCTGACTTTGTGCGGGTGGTAGAAAAGAAAACTAAAGAGGCTTGGGGTGGAGGCACTCGCAAGGATGTAATCGTACAATGGAAAAAGGCATATGCAAGTAGTCAAAGTTAGAAATGTAAATATAGCCCTACCACTAGGGCTGACTCTTCTTTATGAAGATGGAATACATAGAAGAAGCAGGGGTGGGGACGTTATAGAATATCCTGGAGTCGTAGCAACTGTCTACGAACAACCAAGAGAAAGAGTATTACTTAGTCCAGAAAGAGACGCTAACCCTTTCTTCCATTTTATGGAAGGACTGTGGATGCTTGACGGCAGAAACGATGTAGATAGTATTGCTCATTATGTTAAACGCATGGGTAAGTTTAGTGACGATAATACCACACTACACGGAGCATATGGACATCGTTGGAGAAACCATTTCTCTTGTAGAGATCAATTACTAGAAGTCATAAACCGACTTCAAACATTCCCAGAAGATAGGAGGGTGGTCTTGACTATGTGGGATCCAGAAGCAGACCTACTTATAGACTCACTAAAAGCAAAAGATGTCCCATGTAATACGCATGTTTATTTTAAACTTAGAGAAAACAACTTAGACATGACTGTATGTTGCCGAAGTAATGACATTATCTGGGGCGCTTACGGCGCTAACGCAGTACATATGTCTATGTTACAAGAGTTTATTGCCAATGCTGTTGACGTAGAAGTAGGAACGTACACTCAAATTAGTGACAGCTATCATGCCTATCACGACGTTTACTCAGAAATGATAGACAAGATCCCTCCTGTAGATGTTTATAGTTTTCACCATGTCTACAGAGACCCTTATAAGTGCGGAGAGATAAAACCGTACAACAAAATGGTCAATACTCCAGACTTTGATCAATGGCTCTATGTAAACTCTAAGTTTCTGGAAGTTGTTTTTGCAAACCCTGCAAACCCACAGGAAATTCGTCCTTGGGCAGCCACATCGTCTATCCCAGGATACGACATAGACCCCTTCTTTATATATGTCGCTGAACCTATAGCTATCGCTTGGGAACACTACAAACTTTTTAAAGAGACAGGCGTAAAAGAAGACTTCGATAATGCAGTAGAAGAAGCAAAAAGGTGTATTGCTCAAGATTGGAGAACAGCTTGTGTCCAATGGTTAGAAAGGAGGGCAATCTAAATTTTCCGAGGAATTTTTGTAAAAAAGTAAATGAGTATAGATAAAACAATAAACCGGTGGTCACATAGTCGATTAGGCACTTATGAAAGTTGTCCTAAGAAAGCGTACTACAGATATATTGAACACATAGCCGAAGAGCAACACCCTGCTGCAGAACGCGGTATTAAGATCCATAATCTGGCGGAGGAGTATATCAAAGGTGAAATAGAGGAAGTCCCAAGAGAGCTATACTTATTTTACGAAGGTTTTGAGCAACTAAGAGAAGAGTATATGTGTGGGGAAGTTTCTGTAGAAGAACAATGGGCATTTAACCTTAGTTGGGAGAAAACTGATTGGAATGGTGAAGACACATGGGGCAGATATATTATTGACGCCTTTGTTAAACAAGGCACTAAGGCTAAAGTTATAGACTTTAAGACAGGTAGGTTCAAGGATAAGAACGAAGGATACAAGAATCAGTGTTCTCTTTATGCTTGTTGTGTGTTTAACCGCTTCCCTGAAATAGAGGAAATAGACACAGAACTATGGTACTTAGACCACCATAAAATAACTCGTTATAGCTTTAAGCGGGAAGACTTAAAAGAGATACAAGAGAATTTTCATAAAAGGGCATTAGCCATGACTACGGACACGGAGTTCGGCACGACCCCTTCTGAGTTTGCTTGTCGTTGGTGTTCTTTCACTAATATTTGTAAGGATAATTTTTATGCAAGAGCTTAACGCGTTGTTTAAGGTTATGTCGAGTGGAGACGTTAAACGCTATCACACAGTTCCTACACTTGGTGAACAGACTAACGCTACTCATTGTTGGGGTGTAGCAGTAATTGCAACATACCTACATCCTGAGATGAATGCAGCGTTGTTGCTAAACACAATACTCCACGATGTGGGGGAAATAGACACAGGAGATATTCCTGCAACGGTTAAGTGGGCGCACCCAGACTTAAAAGAAAAACTAGACGCTATTGAAAACAAGCTAGCTAAAAACCTTAAAATAGAACATAAAATTAGTGTTAAAGAGAAAGCGATCCTAAAACAAGCAGATATGTTTGAGTTATTATTCTTTTGTTTAAAACAAAGAAAACTTGGCAATCGACACATTAGCCACATTTTCGGTAACGGTGTTGAGAAACTTGCTGATGGAAATTTGAATAGCCGTGGTGAAGAACTATTGGCAGACCTACTAACTAAATACGGAGAAATATGATGGACCCAATAAACCTTAGGAAATTAACAGAAGAGGATATTGAGTGTCTAGTGAAAGCTGAACGCTCTTATGGTGATTCTTGGAAAAAACGTGGCGGTGTTGGAGCATTTATGATGCTTGCCCGTAAATGGGACAGGCTTGAAAAACAAGTATGGAACTATGGTTGGGACATTTTTGAGGCAATACAAGACGACGATAGACCAGAAGGAGTCTTAGACGATATTCGAGATCTGAGGCGATATTTATTATTAGTTGAAGAGGAGATGGAAAGGGAGTCAGAACTCCGTACACCTATTCCTGATGAAATTACCGAAGGCATAACCCTAGAAACATTTAAGGTGCAAAATGACTCAGATACCAATGTTTCAGACTGAATCTAGTTGGGCGCCTCCTTCCTTGCTTCCCGACCTAACTGGAGAAAAGGAAATAGCAATTGACTTAGAAACCCGAGACCCTAACCTTATTAAACGAGGTCCAGGATGGGCAACAGGGGATGGAGAAGTGGTTGGAATAGCCGTTGCCAGTAAAAACTGGTCAGGATACCTACCAATTAAACACGAAGGGGGTGGGAATCTAGACAAAGCGTTTATCCTACACTGGTTAGCTGCTCAACTCAATACAAACAGTGATAAAATATTCCATAACTCCTTATACGATGTTGGTTGGTTAAAACGAGAAGGGGTGGAACTTAGTGGAAAAATACAAGATACAATGATTGCTGCACCCTTAATCAATGAAAATCGCAATCGGTATTCATTAGATTCACTTGGTGCAGAGTACTGTGGTGAAAGAAAAGACGAAACTCTACTCAAGCGGGCAGCACAAGAATGGGGGATTAACCCTAAAGCAGAAATGTGGAAACTCCCGTCCAAATACGTCGGGGCGTATGCTGAGCAAGATGCTGTGCTCACACTTAAACTGTGGAACAAAATGAAGCCAGAGATAGAAAAACAGAATTTAAGTTCTATCTACGAATTAGAAAGCGGGCTACTTCCTTTATTAATAGAAATGAGGTGGAGGGGCATACTGATCGATCAAAACAAAGCAGAACAAACTTCAATAAGCCTTAAACGTAAAGAAGTAGAAGCCCTAAAGGAAGTAAAAAGGCTCTCTGGAATAGATGTAGAGGTTTGGGCATCGGCATCAGTGGCCAAAGCCTTTGATAAACTAGGGGTAAGCTACCCTAGAACTATTCGCACTAACGCACCTAGCTTTACATCTCAATGGTTAGAAAGCCATGAACACAAACTACCTAAAGCGATTGTAAGGGTACGCAAGTTAAATAAGATACGTACTACCTTTATCGATAAAATGGTATTCGAGCACTTACATAAGGGGCGTTTACACGCACAGATAAACCCGCTACGGTCTGATAACGGCGGTACTGTCACAGGAAGGTTCAGCTATAGCACACCCAACCTACAACAAGTGCCTGCTAGAGACCCCGAACTTGGGGAACTGGTGAGAGAACTATTTATACCCGATGGAGACACCTACTGGGGAGCATTTGACTACAGTCAACAAGAACCTAGACTAACGGTTCACTATTCTTCATTAACTAAACAAACTGGTGCGGAAGAAGCTGTTAAGGCGTATCAAGAAGAAAATGCAGATTTTCATCAAATTGTAGCAGACATGGCAGGTATTGATCGTAAAAAGGCTAAGATGATTAATTTAGGACTTAGTTACGGCATGGGTAGGCAAAAGCTAACAATGTCCTTAGGGATTTCAGAAGCAGAAGCAGAACAACTTTTTTCTAAATACCATAAGCGTGTACCGTTTATAAGAGGTCTCACTAATGCTTGTATGCGTAAAGCATCTAATAAGGGGTTTATAACCACGTTATTAGGTAGAAAGTGTCGGTTTAACCTATACGAACCTCAGGGGGAAAGAGGGGTGCCCCTTCCATACGACCAAGCAACAGCAAAGTGGGGAGAAAAAAGACTAGAGAGAGCCTACACATATAAAGCGCTCAATAGGTTAATACAAGGATCAGCTGCAGATATGACCAAGAGGGCTATGTTGGACTTGTGGAACGAAGGGTATGTTCCTTATGTACAAGTACATGATGAACTAGACCTAGCAGTTTCGAATAAGAAAGAAATAGAGAATATTAAAGAAATCATGGAACAGTGCGTCAAACTGCAAGTACCAAACATTGTAGATGCAGAAATTGGAAAAAGCTGGGGCAAAGCAACACAATCATACGAGGAGGTATTCGAATGAAAGGCATAGATAAACTAAACGCTTCACTTCATAGGGACAGAAATTCAAAGATCTACTATGAATACACAAACACTAATCAAACAATGGAACAATTGGCTTATAAACATGAAATTACGAAACAAAGAGTTTGGCAAATTATTAGACGGTGCGAGCTGGGCGCTGGTGACTACTACAAGGGGTTCGAAACATATAGAGATAAACAAGAGTCTCTTAAAGAATTAGGTGTGCCTCAAGAACAAGCCCACACATTACTCCGTAAATGGATGAGCGACAAATTCGATATTAAAACCATCACCCTAAAGGATGAGGGAAAATAACCTTTGGCAAAGTCTTAAACGAAACCTTTCAAAACCCCTATGGCAACGCATAGAAACAGGAGGCACAGGAAGAGGAATTCCTGATGTTTTTGGCGCATTTAATGACTCTTGTTGTTGGGTTGAACTAAAGGTAGCTAAAGGGAATAGAGTTCTTTTAAGACCCGAACAAGTCGCGTGGCTTATAAAATTCGGTCAAACTGGACTCCCTACCTTTATTTTAGTAGGCACGGACAAAAGAAAAATGTATCTTTTCTCAGGGCTAGACGCAATAATTGTAAAAGATCATGGACTAAAGGCAGAACCACTGTTGTTATTGACTGCCCCCTATGATTGGAACAAACTAGAAGAGGTTTTATTTTGCCAGAAGATATAGAAATCGAAGAAATAATGACTCTCTATAGTATGTATAGAGAAGATTCTGATATGATGCTTCAAATTGTTCTGTTTGCTCTAAACCGATATCCTTCTGAAATAGAAGAAGGGTTAGGGATCACAAAGCAGTATAGGGAACGCCTAGAACAAGTCGCCATGAAGATGTTTGCTCCTGAAATACCTGAAACAGAACACCTAAATTAACTCCTTTACTTTCATAGCTACCCCCTATATCATAAAGGTATGGGGTATTATTTTAGTAATTATCTAACAGACGAACAACTCGAAGCAGAAGAAAGTAAGGGTCTTTGCCCTGTATGTAAAAAGAACCAGATAAAAGGCAAACAGACAAAATACTGTAGCGCCGAATGTAGAATGATTTTTAATAGAGAACAGGCTAAAGAATATCATAAAAAGAACCCACTATATCATAAACTCCCTGACCAAAGAGACCGCACTTGTGTTCATTGTTCTAAAAACTATGTTTGGATAAAGGGAACGGGAATGAAGATACACTATTGTTCCCCTGAGTGTGAAAAAGAAGTCCTTTATAAAAAGAACAAGAACCCGTTAAGCGCACACACTGATAACCATAAAGCAAAACTTAAGAAAAAGAACCTTGAAAGACAAGGGGGAAAGCATATGTTCTTTGGGGATCCCGCGTGGTTAGGTGGAGCAGTTCTCCGTAATCTTCCCAACAGGGTCAGTTATTTAATCGCCTGTATTCCTGACCAACCTTACATAGAAGAATCAGATGAAGAAATAAATAGAATAATTGTGGAAGAACTGGGTAAACCAAAATGGAAAAACGGAGCGATTAGTAGACTAAGACCACGAAAACGCCAACGACAAAAAAGAAAACAAAGAGCATATTTAGGACTTAACTGGCAAAGAGGAGCAACGGGAAGATACCGACACCGCCAGAATAAATTACTGGAATGGGAGGACGAGGATAAAGAAAAAAAGTGATACTCCTTTACTTTCTAAACTAGGGTAAGTACCCTATATATACTATTAATTTAATATAAAGGAGAATCAAATGTCAGAGTATGAAGACTTTAAGTCAAGACCTGGAGAATTATCTGTGGTAGTTAAAGGTATAGCCCTGCACGATAAAATACGATGGACAGGGTGGCGAGATCAACACGAAGCTGTTTTACCCTTGAACAATATTAAAGGTGAACGCCCTAGCTACAGAGACTTTATAGACCTACTTTCCAACATCAGCCTACGGTACTATCCTGACGACGCAATACGCGAAGGCGGACGAGCGGTGGACGGGGAAATTTGGACGTTAGAATTAAAAGCTATAGAGAAAAATCCAGAAAAATACTTTAAAGACAGAGGCACGTCAACAACATTTGCACCCAATAAGGACACCGAATGAAGTTTAACGAAACCCTACTATGGAAAGAGGACGATGACGAAGGCTTAGAAGAAATCTTAGAACTGGCTCAAATAATCACTAGAATCACTGAAGTTTCTGTAACAAACTTAGAAAAAGATTCTCGGCTCATTGCTCCTGCTCTACTTTTTTCAGCTGTCTCCCAAACCATAGGTTATGCGGATATAGACACCCAAGACCTAATGAAAGACGAAGAACTAAAAGAACAAATGAAAATTATCCTCACTGCTGCGTTTAGAGTCATGCGAGGACAACCACTAGCATTAAATTGATTTTGCTTTACTTTCAAGTAAAGGGGTAGTATGCTAGTAGGTATATAAATAAACGGTGTGGTTAGCTGCCCTGAGCTCCAAGTAAGATAAAACCAGAGGCGACTTACCAGCTAGCCACACTTAAACGGTGTGGTTGGTTTATGCCCTGAAGTTCGAACGAAGTGGTATATAACAGAAAGGGTTCCACCTTAATCAACCACACTTAAGAAATTTTTATAAAGGAGAGAGAGAGATGTCAAAAGACAGAAAATTGCCGAAGGGCTTAGTAATACTGGATAAAGAACCCGTACAAGTCAAAAACCCATACAGTGGTGAGAGTGTAACACTTCAACCTGACGCTGTTGCCGTTTACGACTGGATCAAAGGAGCAGAACGCTTAGAAATGTACGACGAAATGGACAAAGGGCTTGACTGGTTTGCTGAGCACGAACCTGAAGCCTATATGGTTTTACTGGACTGAGCATGACAAGTGGATTATGGGACGACGACCCTCTCGTCGATGAATACGAAGATAAAATCATTCATCATTCATTTTGTATTATAAACAATACAATATATAAAATCAAACACGAAGATTCAAATAAACTGCCCAAAGACATTGTCTCATGGGCGTCTAAGTGGCACTTCAACAGGCACGAAAACAATGAAAGTTTATTGCAATTGTATAAACAATTTGTAAAGAACCCCCCAATTAAGAAATTTAAAGAGAAAGACCGCACGTTGTTAATAGACAAGTTGTGGGATCTTTTTATTGAACGGGCAACCGAATATGAGCCAGTTTCATTAAGTGGGTTGCTCTATCTAACTAGAAAAGAAGAAAAGATAGAGAAGAAAGTAGTTAAGGCTAAAAAACCAAGAGTATCTGCCGAGACCTTCGTTTCTAAGAACGGGGATCGTAAGGTTCGGTTAACAGGTAAGGTTCCTGTTAGTAAGACTAACGCTTCGCGGTTAAAATACTATACTAGTAACCCTATTATTAAAGAAGTAGTCGAGCAGGTCACTCTAAGGGCGCTACGCTATGATTTAAGGGTAGGTTACATAGAAATTATATAAAGGAGAGAGAAATGCTAAATCCAGCAAGAGCCTCATATTCGCAATATATTGCGTATGAAATACAGGGCTTTCTAAAAAAATGTATTGAACAAGCACAGTTAGACCACCACTTTTTTGCAGCACCCGAAGAGCCATTGATTGGTGAAGTGGGTCATGTGGATAGTTCGAAGTCTAACCCAGTAAGTGGACCATTCACTAAAGAAATATATATTAAGGACGTCTACGGAAAACCATATAGAATTACTATAGAAGACTTGAAGGAAGATGTTTAATCTACTAGGGAGGTTAGCCTACTTCATAATCACTTTTGCTTGTGTCATGGTTTTTCTAGTAGAAGTTTTCTTTTAGATTGTCCTTTACTTTGGTTTAATTCGGTTTTATTATTTAGGTAGTATTAATTTATATAGGTGAATATTATGGCAATGGATGAAATGAATTATATGAAGCGACCAAAGCATGGTCGTTCAAAAGTAAAAACTACCGAACAATCAGAAATACGAATGCTTACCCGTAGAGTGTATGAACTGACTGTGGAGAACGGGACGCTTAAACAAAAGATTGTAAAATTAAAGACGGCAAGGTAGGTTTAACTTCACCTTTAACTGCCCTGTGGTCGGGGTGTGGTGGTCTTTTTATTACCATTTTTAGATCACCACATGCTTTTAATCCACTTTACTTTCTACTTTACTTTATATATGCTATATAGGTATTAAATAATAAAGGTGACAACTATGGACGTAAGGGAAGCAATGGAAGAATTTGTGGAACAAATGAACAATGAAATAGACCACAGTAAGGGCAAAACTATCTACACTGACGACGAAGGAACCGATCACCCACTTAGCTGTGTCGAACACGCAGGGGGGTATAACATAGCCTGTTATATAGATGGTCAAGAAGTACCTGTGGGATATATCAATGTACAGGAGGAAGTGAATGAGCAAAATTAAAAACTGGATGCATGAAGTGGCAGACTCTTTTTACGACAATGGCGTCAAAACCACCGCAAAAGAGTATAATATTAGTGAACAAGAAGTTATAGGTGTTGTTAATACTTGGGAGGGTAATGAACCATGGGAAGCCAGAAAACTAACCGATACATCGTCGAAATAGCAGTACCTACAATAGAAATCTACGAAGTAGTGTCGGACATAGCGCTGACTAAGTCAGAAATAGTGGGTAGAACTGAGTTCAGAAAGCCAAAAGAAGTGAAATACGAAGAGGCGCTCCCTACTATTCTGGTGTTTGAAGGGACAATAGAGGATGACAATAGTTAAAGGATTTACCTGTGGGGCATTTGACCTATTACATCCTGGGCATTTAGACTTCTTCAAAAAAGCAAAACAAAAATGCAATCATCTAATCATCGGTCTCCACACCGACCCAACAATAGACCGACCCGACTCTAAAAATAAGCCCTGCGAGTCTACTTACGAACGTTGGTTAAGGCTTGACGCAGTAAAATACATTGATGAAATTATCCCCTATGATACCGAAGCAGACTTGTGGAATATGCTGCAGATGCTAGAACTAGACGTAAGGTTCCTAGGGGAAGACTATAAGCATAAAGGATTTACAGGAAAGGAGCTACCCATTAAAATAGAATATATTGTCAGGGATCATGCTTATTCTTCCAGTGGGTTACGGGAAAGAATAGTGTTACGGGGGAAGTAGATTAAGTACATGCTCCTTTACTTTCCCCTTTACTTTAGTTATGCTATATGGGTACTTAATTAATAAATAGGTGAATAAAATGGAAAAAACAACAAATAAATGTGCTATATGCGAAAGTGAAATTAAGCCCGACAAACATGGATGGAGCGGAGGACACAATGCTTACCCAGTAGCAAAGGGTTACGCTTGCGAACAGTGCAATACTTATGTGGTCATACCAGCTAGGTTGGTGCAGATTACAGCAGGAGTTATGCCCAGTGAAAATAAAAGTTGAAGATACCTGTATAGATTGTGGGGAACCCATCACTTGGGGCAAACCGATGTCAACAGGTAATGGGAACGTCTTTGAAACTTTTCAAATTGATAATATAAAAGTGAATGGTCGCTCCTTTGTAGGTGGGCATGCTTATTCCTTTCACAAAAACGACAAGGTCTTTGCTACCGTGTGTCGTGGCTGTGTGGTTCATTTTGAAATGATCAAAGGCATGTAAATATTCCCCTTTACTTTGGCGTTATTCCCCTTTACTATATATGGGTAAGTAATAATTAAAAGGTGAAAACTATGAATACATTCTTTGAAGACATACAGAACGAAAACCTAACCATTAACTACAACGGTGACGACATTCCCATTGCTTATTGGAACTTAGTAAAAGCGAAGATGGATATATCCCTCTGGTGTAAGTTTGGAATAGTGCCACACAGGCACTGGAAAATATCAGACGTCAAAAAATACTTTGAGCTATCAGGAACTAGAGCGAACCTCTACGACCGCTTTATAGAAAAGTATGGTCGATTTTTGGGGAAACAGTCATGATTAAAGAACTATTAGAAAAGTCACAACTTAGTGAAGAAGAGAAAAACCGCTTAGTCGGTCAAGTTTGTGCAGAGTACGAGCGCCTACGATTTAACGGCACTGAGAAACAAGTTATGCGAATCTATGATAGTAAGCGAAACGGCAACGAGGACCACTATATAAGAGAAAAGACCGCTAAGTATTTTGATGGAGGAGCAGGATTTGCTGCGTACCTTGACATAGCTTATTTAAAGACACTCGGCGAGATACTACGAGAGGGGTCGGAATCATGAGTACACGAGCAATATATAAGTTTGGTGGTGGACCTCGAACTCAAGAAGCCCCAATTGATATCTATAAACATCATGACAGCTACCCTTCGGGCGCTGTGGAGTGGATAAAACACGGTGTGTACAAGGCATCCGCACTAGGTGTTGACGCAGCAATGGGAACCAATAAGCGAGACCTTATGGTTATGGGCTTTTTGCTTGGAAACACAGGTCATCGATTAATTAGTGAAGAAAAGCTACACGGGGACATTGAGTACGTTTATGAAATACAGAACTACGGTGATATGGAAAGTGAAATCAAAGCCTACTTTATTGAGCACGACTGGGATAACGACACGAGCGTTAAAAAACTAATCTTTACGGGATCCCTAGACGAAATGGAAGAATGGTCAAAAGGTGAAGAAACGTGGGTGGTAGAATGAAACTACTAGGAATAATTATATTTTTAGCGGGAATGCTTATGTTTGCTAGTGGGTTAGTGTTCTTAGACTTAGCTTCTATGGTGCTCAAAGGCGACCTCTACACGCTCAGTGTTTTAGGTTTCTTTAATAATATGTTTTCATTGAACCCACCGACAGCAACCGTACAAACAGTGCTCAGTGGATTGTTTATATTGATGGGATGCTTTATTTGTTTTAGCGGTGGTATATTAATGAGGACAAGATGATGAAATTACTTAAAGGGTTTGCTAAGGGCTTTCCTCTCTATATACGGAAGTGGGACGAGCCAACGGTACGAGAATTTGGCGGAGTAGAAGTAGAGGGCAGACCGACTCGGGCGTTTGGCACTTCAGTATTTAACTACGCAGGAAAGGTATATAGACCAGACCCTTGGGAAGAACGATGGGAAGTTGATGACCTTAAATACTACCTTGAAGAAAGACTAGAAGTTGACTTTAATTTCTGTCTTTGTGGGTTATATAAAACGGGAGCAATCAGTGTTCCTCATCATTCAGATACCGTGCCTACTCTTGAAGACGTTGTGGTTGGCGTTTCTTTTGGTGCTCCTAGAGTGTTAGAGTGGCGTCAGTATGAAAACGAAATCAAAAAAGAAACCAACACCAGTAAAACAGCAATCGGTACTAATTGGACATTTGAAACAACACGCTATTTCCTAGAAGACGGGGATGTGTATATGTTCGATGGTCACTCTCAAATGACCAGCACTCATGCCGTGCCTACGCTAGAAGGCGTAGGGGAACGCAGTAGTTTAACCTTTAGAACTGGGCTATGATCGTTTACATACTCCTTTACTTTCTAAGCGCTGGGGTTTAAAATAAAGGTGTATTAAATAATAAAAAGGTGAAGATTATGGAAAAAGTACAAGCAATACTACTAGACCCACAAGACCAAACCGCTAAAAAGGTTAAAATACCCAACACTGGCTACCAAGAATGGAAAAAGGTTCTGGGGATTACTAGCCCAATAGAGTTTGTCCGCTTAAAACACTTAGGTGAAGAAAAATATACTTTTATATTAATAGACGAGGAAGGGCTTTATAAAGAAGACAATCGCTACTTTAAACTAGATATATATACTCAGCCCCTGTCAGGAAGAGCCCTAATAGTGTCGATAGACGAAGAAGACCAGAGCGGTAACTTAATCAATACCGAATGGACAAAAGATATGGGAGGACTGCGGTGGTTGCCTGAAGACTTTAAACTGCCGTTAGGAGGATTTACTTACGTTAGTCTTGACGAGGGGTTACACTGATGAATAAGCAATACGATATTGTATTACTACGGGGGGATGGTGAAGAAGAGTATTTGCTCGGCAGGGGTAGCTTAGAAGAAGGACGTAAGCTACTAGAAAAGCTAGACGTACAGTTTTTAAGTATTTATACAGGGAGCGATATCCTTGCTCATGCCCACGATGAAGAGTATATTTACGCCCCGCACAAGGGGTGGAAGTCTAAGTGATGTGCTTTAGGATCAGGCTTTTCGGTTTTATAATATAGGGGTAATAAATAATAAAAAGGTGAATAAAATGAACGAAGAAAAACCTGGATTTGTACAAGTACTGGAAGACCGAGGCTATGAATTCCTTAGCCGTAGGTATGGTGTAGGAGGCTGGTTCTTTAAAAATAACGATCTTTATAAGCGTACAGCAACTCAATATTGGGCACATACTGCCGAAGGCAACTTACGGGATGGTAGAGTTAGGTCGTGGGCTAGGCTTACGAAGATTACTCGCTATAACTACCTGAGCCATTACATTCCCCCGTATATTTATAAAGAAGTAATCGGGAGGAGCTTAAGATGAACGAACAAGAATATCATGAAAAGTACCCCTTTCAAGAGGCTAGTGGCGAAGACTATGATAAGGAACTAACAACTCAAATAACCTTTAGATATCCCGAAGTATTAAGGAAACGCATGATGGGCGACTATCTGGAGTATTACCACGACGAAGAAAGTACCTACGTTGAAACCTCTGGGGAATGGTCTAATGCGGGTATGTACGTTGTCCGTGGTAAGCGGTATTCAGACATGGAACTATATGAGTCTGCCGTGGCGTTCTTTGAGCTTCAAATTAATGATCTGTAAGTAAACCTGTTCACGCCCCTTTACTTTTCTTGTAAGGGGGTGTTGTTGTTATTTAACAACGCATTTTGGACTATCAATTGGTTGTGGTAATAACCTAAGGAGGATGGAACCCCCTGTTGCTAGGGGGTTATTTGCGTATTAGTGTTGGAGAGTGGGAGATTAGTTTTAAAAAGTGAAATCAAATCGTGTTTTAGCTAATAAGGCAATAGTGCTTGAGGTAAGTAGTTGATATACAAGAGGAAAGGTTATATTGGCTGTGCTTATTGGCTGAGTATTGGCTTAGAGGAGCCAATATAATTGGGTGTAATATGGGGTTGTTGTATATGATGACGTGAGGTATGGTTCTTGAGTCTGTGACTCTTGTATCCAGTGTTGTATACTATAGTTGTTTTGGTTCAGGGAGCTTGGGTCTCTTCTAAGATTCTTCGGCTTCGCGTCCCAAGAGCCAAGAATCTCGTACAAGAACGATAATCGATAATCATGATGAACATGAACAAGAACCATTGCTCTTCTTCTTGTTCTTGCTCTTTGTTCTTCTTCTTGTTCGCGTACGCACGGGCTTTTGCTCCTCTTTATGTTCTTTTAGAAAGCCCTTTACTTTCTTAAAGTAAACGGGTATGCTATAGGTACTACTTAATAAAAAGTGGCAACAAACTAAAAGGTGAAATATGAAAACTTTAAGTAAAACTGAAAAAACCGCAGTGAAGAAGGTCAAAGCCCAAGCTACAGCGAAAGTTGAAGTCAAGGGAATAGGTGGCTACCTTGCCCCCGCTAATATAGTGGCAACAGGGAAGCAACCAAGAGCCAAGCACAACCAAGAATGGGTTGATGCTTTTGACGGTCTCACTATCGGCGACTTCATAGCTATTAAAAATAGCAACAAAGCGCTAGGTGGATTTCAACGAGATACTTCGGCTCTTCGTTATATGGTCAAGTACGGTTATATAACAATCGGGTAATCCCAGAATCCCCCTTGCTTCGGTAAGGGGGATTTCCTCTAACCCATAATCAACAAGAACAAGAACAAGAATCATTCCTCTTCTTCTTGTTGTTCAGCATAAGCATAAGATAAAGATAAACAAATCAAAACCCCAACTCGTATTCATGTTCATGCTCATGCTCATGTTGTTCTTGCATGTATGCGTATATAGGCGTAGGCGCGTTACGCGGGTATAAAATAAACCCCTTTACTTTTATAGTAATTAGTATAAGGTAGTAGGTAGGTATTAAATAATTAATACCGTTAATTAATAAAGGTAAATAAAAATGGTTAATAAAAGTAAAGTTAGTACCGTAACTATAAACGGTAAAGCCTATAACCTAACCGCTAAAATAGCGGTAGCTAATACGGCTAGGCTAGGGGTTAATAACGCGTATATAGCTAATAGTATTTACGGTATAGCTACCGTAGGTAATATAGTTAATAAAAAAGCCTACCCTAATACTAGGGTAGCTAGCGCTATTAAAACTAGCGCTTTAGCTAAAGCCGGCGTAACGCTAAATAGCTTAGTATTTAGTAAAAGCGGGCTAGGCTACTTTTTAAAGGCGGGTAATATAACTATTACTAGCTAAAGTAAAGGGCTATTAAACCCCGCTAACTTAACGGCTAGCGGGGTTTTTTAATAGGGGCTAGGGGTAAGTATAGGGGTTAAAAGTAAAAGGGTTTAAAACGTCTATAACTAAGCCTTAACGGTAGCCCCCACCCCCCTTATAGCAGTAGTTGTAGCGTTAGCTAAAGCGGTAAGTTTTGGAGAACCATTGTCCATGGATATTGAATTTTGCAAATTTGCCTTTACTAAATGCTTCAAATAAAGTTATCATTACATAAAATTTTGCAAAATTTTTAGGAGAAAAGATCATGGCTATTGGCTTAACAAACTGGTTTAAGAAAACTTTCCTAGACTACGAAGAAAAAACTGTCCGCAACCGAACCAAGAAAGGAAGATACGTAGCAGACGACCCCACCACAAAAAACATAAACGAAGCCTACAAGACTGTTATCAAACCTACGGCTACACCTACGCAGAAGAAATGAAACTGGCTCTAGTCTTAGGGGGACTTTTGTTTGTATCGGCTTCTATTAATGCGATTATGTTCATTAAATTGGACAAAGCAAAAATAGAACTACAAACAGCCATCAGTAATCAACAAGTTTTGGAAAACACCATCAAACAACAAAATGAACAAATTGTAAAAGCCCTAGAATCAGCTAAAAAGACTCAAGCCCAGATTCAAAACCTGAACTCCCAATACTCTGCAAGCCAAGCGCAAGTAACGAACCTAAGAAATAAATTTGCTAAGCATAATCTCGAAGGCATGGCACTAGCCAAACCTGCGTTATTAGAGGGCAAGATCAATAAAGCCTCCGCCAGAGTAGTGGCTAACTTAACCACAATAACCAATCCAGACCAATTTGATGAAAAAGCTGCTACTAATACCGCTACTACTAATTAACGGTTGCTCTTCGTTCTCTTTATTTGGGGACAGAGCCAACCAACAACCACAAGTTAAGCCTGTGGAAGTAGTTACTGTGGCAAAAAGAGCACCAATCTATCATCCGCCACTCCCAGAACCCATTGAATCAGCTCCGATTGAGTGGAGAATACTCTCTCCGGACGTAATGCAAGCCTATTTAACCGCCATTGAAGCGGGCGAAGAGCCAAGAATAGCGTATTATGGGTTGACTTCTCAAGGGTATGAGAATTTGAGCATGACAATGGGCGAAGTTACTCGTTATATAGAGCAAATTCTACATATTGTGGGGTACTATAAGGAATTAGACGAAGATGACGAAGAAAAATAACAATAAACTCACTCCTCGCCAAGAAAAATTCGCCCAAAACGTGGCAAAAGGCTTATCAAAGACGCAAGCAGCCATCGAAGCAGGATATTCGGTTAAAAATGCTCAAAAAGCGGGTACAGCGCTAGCTAGCGATCAAAATCCTAAAATAAAGAACCGTATTCAGACGCTACAAACCCGTGCAGCCAATTTAGTGTCCTTAAATCTAGGCACACACCTCAACGACCTCAAAGATATTCGGAATGGAGCGGTGGGTGCGGGAATGTGGTCGGCAGCGGTAGCAGCAGAGGTCGCAAGAGGCAAAGCAGCGGGGCTATACGTCCATAAATCCGAATTAACCATTAATAAGGTCGAAATGATGACTAAAGAAGAGATTTTAGTCAGAATGGACGAACTTTACTACGAATCAGGCGGAGTATTACCCAAAGGCGAGATAATTGACCTAAATACCGAAGAATACGATGGCTAGCCGTCTAAGCGAAGTTTATAAGCAAAAACCCGCCCTCAAGCCCCTAATTACTAAAATAAAGGCAGATAAAGGGCGAATAAGGGGTAAAATACACCTTATTTGGCTTATTGGGAGCTTTGCTAAGGGTACTGCCACCCCCCAGAGCGACACCGATTTATTGATAGTACAGTACAAAGATAACCTAGAAGATTGGAAAACAGAGCTAAGAAACGCCTTTCCTAACATTAAACTACAAACTCACCAGCTTTTACACGATAAGTGGGAAATGATCAAAGCAAAAGAATCGCGATTTTATCAAGGGGTTATAGAAGAAAAAGACCATATTGAGATTATATGAAACTCGATCTCAAAAACCTTCCCGAAGAAACGCTAAAGGAATACTACGAACTTACCGAACGGTTTAAAGAACTAAGCGAAGTTGAACAAGCACAACAAGAATTTTTAACTTTTGTCAAAAGCCAATGGCCAAGCTTCATTCAAGGTCACCATCATAAAATAGTAGCAGAAGCCTTTAACCGTATAGCCGATGGCAGCTTAAAACGGCTCATTATCAATATGCCACCAAGACACACGAAAAGTGAGTTCGCGAGTTTTTTACTGCCCGCTTATTTGATTGGGCGTAACCCTGCGCTTAAAATCATACAAGCAACACATACGTCCGACCTTGCAGTGCGATTTGGTCGTAAGGTCAGGGATTTAATACAATCTGACATATATAAACGTATTTTCCCTGAAACCGTGCTTAACCCAGACTCAAAAGCAGCAGGAAAATGGGAAACCATGGCAGAAAACCAACCCACAGTTCGTGGTGAGTATTATGCGGTAGGTACGGGAGGCGCGATCGCCGGACGGGGTGCAGACCTCTTTATTATTGATGATCCTCATTCAGAGCAAGACGCCATGTCAAAAGTAGCCCTAGATGACGCTTACGAGTGGTACACTTCTGGACCACGGCAACGACTCCAACCTGGAGGTGCTATTGTTATTGTTATGACGCGTTGGTCAGTTAAAGACCTAACGGGGCGATTAATTAAAGACATGTCTCGTAGCGCCCAAAATGATCAATGGGAAGTTATAGAACTCCCCGCTATTTTGCCGAGCGGTGATGCCGTGTGGCCAGAATACTGGAAAGTTGAAGAACTAGAAGGCATTAAGGCTGCGTTGGGTAATGGACCAAAATGGTTTGCACAATACATGCAATCCCCCACCTCAGAAGAAGGTGCATTAATTAAAAGAGAGTGGTGGCAAGAATGGCCAGAAAAGAAACCGCCCGAGTGCGAATATATTATACAAAGTTACGACACAGCATTTTTAAAGTCAGAAACTGCTGACTATTCAGCCATCACAACATGGGGAGTATTTTACCCTCATGGCAGGATTGGAGAAGACTTTTATCCAGGAGAAGCAGCCCATTTAATATTATTAGATTCGGTTAAGTCCCGTTTAGAATTTCCAGAGCTCAAGCGTAAGGCATTAGAACTCTACGAGCATTGGGAACCGGATACTGTAATCATAGAAGCAAAAGGAAGCGGTACTCCACTTACCCAAGAACTAAGGCGGATAGGAATCCCCGTTCAAAACTTTACTCCCAGCAAAGGTGCAGATAAAGTAGCTCGGGTGAATGCATGTACACCACTATTTGAGTCGGGAATAATATGGAAACCCGACACACACTGGGCAACTGAAGTTGTTGAAGAATGTGCATCTTTCCCCAACGGCGATCATGACGATTTAGTTGACTCTATGTCTCAGGCTGTTTTACGTTTTCGGCAGGGAGGGTTTGTTCAACTGGCTTCTGATTACGAAGATTCTTTTGATGGTTATCGTCATAAACACATGGTGTATTATTAGATGAAGAAAAAATTGACCGTAGGTATGGCTACCTACGATGACTACCAAGGGGTGTTTTGGACGGTTCAAGCATTACGCATGTATCATCCTGAAGTGATGGATCAAGTAGAAATCATCGTTATAGACAATAACCCCGACAGCGATCATGGCAAAGAAGTAAGACGGTTTTTTGAAGGCTACGACGCAGATTCAGGGCTATTTACTCAAGGCAATGTCCCTAATGGACGCTATATCCCCTTTACAGAATATCAAAGCGCCTTTGTTAAAGGACAAGTATTTGAAGAAGCGCAAACTGATTTTGTTCTATGTTTAGATTGTCACGTCTTTCTGGTTCCAGGCGCTTTACAGAAACTGATTAACTATTATGAGGCGTTCCCTAAAACTAAAGACCTCATACAAGGTCCACTTATCCACGACAATCTAGTAGACCATTTTACTCATTTAGAGCCTGAATGGAACGATCAATTCTTCGGTAATTGGGGGTGCTCTAACGAACTCATGGCGAAAGGCGACCCCTTCGAGATCCCGATGAACGGATGTGGCTTATTCTCTTGTGTAACCGAAAACTGGGTAGGTTTTAACCCTGCCTTCAGAGGCTTTGGAGGAGAAGAATGGTATATACAAGAAAAATTTAGAAAACACGGAGGCAAGGTCTTATGCCTACCCTTTTTACAATGGATGCATCGGTTCCAGAGAATGGACACACCTGAGTATACTTCAGACATGTACGACCGAATCAGAAATTTCCTTATAGGCTGGATGGAACTATACGAAAACAAAGAACACGCGGGGGTTCAGTCTATAGTAGAGAACTATGTAAAGTATGGATATTCTGAGGAAAAAATCAAAGAACTACTAGATACGTTCCCAGATAATTATTTGTAATAATGAAAAGATATGATAGAGTAGATTTTCATGGCTATTGATAAACAACTCCCAGTAATGAACGGAGAAGTTCCTATGTCGGGAGACCCGCTACCAATAGAGATTGAACTTGAGTTACCAGAGGGCGAAGAAGCGATCGAACAAGAGATGCCTCAGGCTCCTGAGTTTAATGAAAACTTAGCAGAATTTTTAGAGGATAGTGTCTTAAGCCCTTTAGCCAGTGAATTGACCAGTCTTTATGAGGAAGACAAAGAGTCTCGCCAAGAATGGTATGAAGCCTTTAGTAAAGGATTAGACCTCTTAGGCATTAAAAGCGAAGAACGAACCCAACCGTTTCAAGGAGCTAGTGGTGTTGATCATCCGATATTGGCAGAAGCGGTAACACAATTCCAAGCCCAAGCCTATAAAGAACTTCTTCCTGCAGGAGGACCAGTCCAAGTACAAGTGGTCGGTGCACATAATCCTGAGATTGTATCGCAATCGACTCGGGTTAAAGAATTTATGAATTATCAAATAACCCATGTCATGGAAGAATATGATCCAGAGATGGATTCAATGTTATTTTATCTACCGTTGTCTGGGAGTGCTTTTAAGAAAGTCTATTTTGATACAATGAAGAATCGTGCGGTCAGTGAGTTTGTAAAAGCTGAAGATTTAGTGGTTAGTTATTCTACAACTGACCTTTCTACTTCTCCTCGGGTTAGCCACGTTATGAATATGACTAAGAACGACCTACTTAAGATGCAATTGAATGGCACGTATGCAGATATAGAATTAATGCAAAACCCTGGAGCAGTCATGCCGAATGACGTTCAAGAAAAAATGGAAGAACTTGAAGGAGTTAGTGCTACATACGCTGAAAATAATGAACTTTACACTATTTTAGAAATGCATGTAGATCTCCGGCTGACTGAAATTGAAGACCATGGGTTTGCCTGCCCCTATATTGTAACGATTTGTGAAGATATGAACCAAGTACTGGCTATTCGTCGTAATTGGGAAGAGGAGGATCCGCTTTATAAGAAAACAGACTATTTTGTTCAGTATAAATTTCTCCCAGGACTAGGGTTCTATGGTTTTGGTTTAATACACATGATCGGAGGTATAACTAAATCAGTAACAGCAATACTAAGACAACTAATAGATGCTGGTACTTTGGCTAATCTGCCTGCAGGATTCAAGGCTCGTGGAATGAGAATACAAGGAGAGGACGAACCACTACAGCCTGGAGAATTTAGAGATGTTGATGTTGCGGGTGGGACAATTAAAGACTCTTTATTGCCTTTGCCCTATAAAGAACCTTCAGCCGTTTTATCACAGCTTTTAGGTGTTTTGGTTGATTCGGGAAGAAGATTTGCTAGTATTGCCGATATGCAAGTAGGCGACATAGGCAGTCAACAATTACCAGTAGGTACAACGATTGCTATGTTAGAAAGAGGCACAAAGGTTATGTCTGCTATACATAAGCGCCTACATTTTGCCCAAAAGAAAGAGTTCAGGTTACTTTCTGACCTCTATGCTAAATACCTACCGCCAGAATATCCCTACATGACGGAAGGTGGAGAACAGGTGGTCATGGCACAGGATTTTGATAATCGTGTTGACGTGCTACCAATAAGCGATCCAAATATTTTTTCAATGGCTCAAAGAGTACTAATAGCACAACAACAATTACAAATGGCTCAAGCTGCACCAGAAATACATAATATGCAAGAAGCGTATCGACGAATGTACGAAGCGCTTGAGATTAAAAACCCACAAACACTGTTTAAAGAAGAACCTCAAGTACCCCCTAGAGATCCGATCAGTGAACAACAAGCAGCAATGATGGGGAAACCCATTAAAGCGTTTGAATGGCAAGACCATGAAGCCTATATTGAGGCACACTCGTTTTTTGTACAAAACCCGATGGCTCAACAGAATGAAATGGTTGTTCAGATGATTAGTTCTAATATACAAGAACACCAGTCGATGAAATATCGTCTAGAGATTGAAGAAGCCATGGGTCAGCCACTACCACCACTAGAAGAACTTCAACAGATGCCTCCTGAACAAGCACAACAAATAATGAATGAAATTGCTCAGAAAGCAACACAAGCCACAGCAGAAGTTACGGGCAGAGCACAAGCAGTTGCCGAAGCTGAAGAGAAAGCTAAAATGGATCCAATAATCGAACTACAGAAAGCTGAAATAAGGCAACGGGCAGTAGCTTCAGAACAAAAACGAGAAGTTGAAAAAGATAAGATTGAATCTCAAGAAGCAATAGCAGAGATGAAGATTGCTGCTGAAAGAGAGAAGAATGTACAATCCTCTATACTTGAGGCAGATAGAACTTACGCAGATATTTTAAACACTGTCCGAGAGGCAGACGAAAAAACTAGAACTAATTAGGAGTAGAAGATGGCTAAAAAGTCTAAAGTTTATCCTGGACCACAAAAGAACCCAGTTAAATTGAATACTAAGGGTGACGGAATGGTTAAGGCAGTAAAAGGAAAAGTTAAAGGCGGTGGTGCAGCCACCAAAGGACTTAGTTTTATTCAATGGATTAAAAGCTAGTTTATGGATTGGATAACTGCGACTGAGTTTTTATTAAAACAGTCCCGTAAAAGACAAGAGGAACTAAAAAATACTCTTGTAGGCGGGGGAGCTTCTGATTATGTTCAGTACCAACGGTTAATTGGCGAGATAACGGGACTGAACTTTATTGAGAATGAGATAGTTGGACTACACAAAAGGATGGACGCACCAGATGAAGAATGAAGCGCAAAAACAAAAGAAGGAGATCCCTTCCTTTGTTTCTAATTTTGGTTCTGAAGAACCAAAAAAACCTACTAATTTTACACCAGATGACCTGAAAAACGACGATAAATTGTCTCAAAAACTACCCAGACCAACAGGTTATCGAATGCTAATTTTACCCTTTGCCCCTGCTGAGAAGACAAAAGGTGGAATCTATCTGGCTAAACAAACTGTAGACCGAGAGCGTCTAACTACAGTCGTGGGCTATGTTGTAGCCCTTGGACCAGATGCCTATAAAGACCTGAACAAGTTCCCTGAAGGTGCTTGGTGCGAAGAAGGTGATTGGGTTATTTTTGGACGCTACGCAGGAGCTCGTATCCAAATTGATGGAGGAGACTTGCGCCTTTTAAACGACGATGAAATTTTAGCACTAATAGACGATCCCGAAGACATACTTGGAGGATAGTAGTTTACTCTTGCAAAATTTTACGCTAAACTCAAATAATTCATGGAGGAAACCATGCCACAAGCACAAGAAGATTTAGAACGAGAAATAATAGTACCTATGAAGGAAGAGGGCACTAAAGAAGTAGAAGTAGAAACTTCTCCTCAAGATGAGCACGAACAGGAAGTTGAACAGTACAGCGATAAAGTACAAAAAAGAATCGATAAACTTACCTATAATCAGCGTGAGGCAGAACGACAAAGAGATGAAGCGCTTCGGGTCGCCCAAACTTTAAAAGATAAAGTTCAAGAATTTGAAAATAACGCTGAGAAAGATAAAGAGGCGCTTTTTAAAGAGTATAATGCCCGTGTTGCTAATGATTTAGAAATAGCTAAAGAAAAATATAAAGCGGCTGCGTATGAAGGGGATTTAGATAAATCTTTGAATGCTCAACAAGATATTGCCAAACTGGCTGTTGAACAAGAAACATTAGCTCGTCATAAAAAACAAAAAGAAAACACACAGAGTAATGGCCAGGACAAGGCTCCTCCTCCTCCAATCGACCCTAGAGCAACCTCTTGGGCACAAAAAGAAGAAAACTCTTGGTTCGGAAGAGATAGGGTGATGACGTCTGCAGCCTTTGAAATTGATAAAGAAATGCAAGAACAAGGTATAAACCCCACTGTTTCTGACTATTACGAACAATTGGATGAGCGAATTAAAGAAGCCTTTCCACACAAATTTGAACAAGGGGAGAGTAAATCTCCTCCTGTACAAGCAGTTGGACGAACTAGCGTTGGGGCTAACCCCAATACTAGAAAGTCCAGAAAAGTAAAACTCACAGCAAGTCAGCAAGCAATTGCTAAAAAACTTGGTGTGCCATTAGAAGAATACGCAAAGTATGTCTAAATATAGGAGTATAATATGACAGATCGCAACTCCCGTTCTGCTGAAGTTCGAGAAAAAACTACTCGCAGAAAACCTTGGCAACCTCCGTCCAGTTTGGACGCACCTAAACCACCTCCAGGATATAGATATCGCTGGATCCGTGAAAGCATTCTCGGGCAAGATGACAAAACGAATATGTCTAAGCGTATTCGCGAAGGATTTGAACCTGTTAGGGCTGAAACTCACCCTGAGTTTCAAGGTCCGACAATTGAGGATGGAAAGCACGCAGGTGTTATTGGGGTTGGCGGTTTAATCTTAGCAAAAATAGATGAAGAGATTGTCGATGAACGTAAGGAATATTTCCAAGAAATGACCGATGCGTCCATGCAGGCAGTTGATTCAGAACTAATGAGGGAAAGTAATCCTATTATGCCTATCGAAAAACCGAATCGTAGAACGAAAACGGAATTTGGTAGCAGACGGGATCTTTCTGAAGATTAACCTTTAACTATGGGTAAATAAATTATGGCAAACACTAATGACCCTAACGGGTTTACACCAGCATATCATATGACTGGTGGAACTATTAGACCTGCCCAAATGAGAATCGCTAGTGCGACAAATGCTTCTATTTTTAGTGGCGATGTCGTCAATCTATCAAGCGGTTATATCATTCAGGGTACGGCTACTGGTGCGCCTATTGGCGTTTTTGCTGGCGTTTATTACGAGGCAACTGACGGCACTCCTACATTTGCAAAGATGTGGACTGCTGATGTTGCTACATTAGGAAGTGCAGATGCCAAAGCCTACGTGTATAACGATCCTGACATCGTTTACGAGGCTCAATTTACTGCTGGTACACCAGCTGTAAGTTTTATTGGCAGCAAATACACACTCACAACAACTGCTGGTAGTACATCTACCGGTCGTTCTGCTGAGGGTGTGACTGCTACAACGTCTTCTGGCGTGGCTCTTTGTGTTGGCTTTGTGGATACACCAAGCAACTCAATAGCAGCTTATGCTAGGGCTTTTTTCCGATTCCCAGCCAATCCATTTGAATAAGGAGAATAAGTAATGGCAATTAACCGAGCACAACTCGTTAAAGAACTTGTCCCAGGACTTAATGCTTTATTCGGACTAGAGTACTCAAGCTACGCTGATGAGCACACAATGATTTTCAACACTGAAAATTCAGACCGTGCCTATGAGGAAGAAGTGATGCTCTCTGGATTCGGGGAAGCAGCAGTTAAAGGCGAAGGTGCCGCAGTTAAGTATGACACTGCCCAAGAAACTTGGACAGCCCGTTATACTCATGATACTGTAGCTTTAGCCTTCTCCTTGACTGAAGAAGCGATGGAAGACAATCTGTATGATACCCTATCTGCAAGATACACTCGTGCTCTTGCTCGTTCTATGCAACAAACAAAGCAGATTAAAGCTGCTAATGTGTTGAATAACGGGTTTAGTAGTAGTTATCCAGGAGGAGACGGTAAAGAACTTTTCGCTACCGATCATACTTCTTTAACTGCTGGTGACCTTAAGAACGAACTAAGCACGGCTGCAGACCTTAACGAAACATCTATGGAGCAAGCACTAATTGATATTGCTGGCTTTAAAGATGAAAGAGGTCTGAAAGTTAATGCACAGGCACAAAGACTAATTTGTCCTCCTGCATTACAGTTCGTAGCAGATCGGTTGTTAAATACTCCAGGTCGGGTCGCAACTTCAGATAATGACATCAATGCAATTAGAAATATGGGAATGATCCCTGACGGCTATGCTGTGAATCATTATTTGACAGACACCGATGCGTGGTTTATTAAAACAGATATACCTAATGGGCTCAAGCACTTTGTTCGAACCGCAGTTTCCACTAACATGGAAGGCGACTTCGAAACAGGAAACGTAAGATACAAGGCACGAGAAAGATACAGCTTCGGCTGGTCTGACTGGCGTGGTATCTTTGGATCTCCTGGTGCTTAATGCTAAGTAGAGTATTAAAACGCAAGTAACATGGAACCTGTGATGTGGGGGTTTCCTACTCAACCCACATCAACTTTATCTAGGGATAAATTGTCCTACAGACTGACCTAGCAGACAAGCCAAGACGGTAGGACTTATTTTTTTCGGGAGAAAAAATTATGGCAAAATCAACCTTTTCAGGTCCAGTTAGGTCACTAGCTGGTTTTATTTCCGCAGGGAACGCTGCTGTTGTGAGTCTTACTGCTGATACCTCAATAACAGTAGCAGCACACGCAGGAAAAATACTTCTTTGTAATGACGCAGACGGTAAATTTACACTACCTTCTATAGTTACAACGGCTCCAGGTGAAGACACCGACCCAAATCAAACTAATAATTTAGGGGCTCAATTCATGTTTGTTGTTGTTACAGCAGCTACAGATATGGACATCTTAACGGATGGCACAGACAAGTTTGTTGGCGGTACTTACACAGGAGTAACTGACGCAACAGGTAAAACCTTTATTTCTGGCGCAAGCAATGATGTTATAACTATGAACGGAACTACCAAAGGAGGACTTGCAGGAAGCATCGTAAGGTGTACTGCAATAGCTTCTGCGAAGTATTCAATAGAAGGAATTATACTTGGTTCAGGGACTTTAGTAACACCGTTTGCTGACGCTTAATAGGAGAACCGTATGAGTTCATCAGATGTAAAAGCATCGGTACCTTTGACAGCTACGGGACAGTTACAAGGAACTATCGGTAGCGGAGCAGGGACAGCAACAAATTTGGGACCTATAAGGATCCAATCTGTTCAAGCTCAAGCAAGTGCTGCAGATGCTACTATAAAAGTATACGATGGTACAAGCGCTAGTAGCACTAAACTCCTAATGGAATTTAAATTTGGTAGTGCTGCAAATGAAGCATTTGATCATTATCTACCCAATAATGGAGTTAAGTTTTCTACAGGAGCCTATGTCGTATTAGCTAATTGTGACTTTTTCGTTGCATATCACTGTTAATAATGGCTACTTCGGGTACTAAAACATTCGCTTTAGACACGGGCGAAGTAATAGAAGAAGCGTACGAACTTGCTGGGCTAGAGGCTCGGACAGGTTATGATGCAGCAACGGCTAGACGATCTTTAAACATTATGTTTGCAGATTGGTCGAACCGAGGCATTAATATTTGGACGATTGCTCAAGTTAGTTTAACGCTAACAGAGAGTACGGCAAGTTATACGCTTAATTCTTATGATATTGACGTAATTGAAGCTGTTATACGAAGAACAGTGAACGGGCAGCAAACTGACTATCAAGTTAATAGGGTAGGGCGTATGGAATATTTGAATATTCCTAATAAAACAACTGAAGCTAGACCCACAGAGTTTTTCGTCGATAGGCAAACTACCCCTGTTCTTTACCTTTGGCCAACACCTGACAATTCTACTGATATTTTTTTATCCTACAGGATTCAGCGGATTGATGATGTAACTGCTTCTGCCCAAGACCAAGAAGTACCCAGTCGGTTTATACCGCCTATGGTTTCTGGCTTGGCTTACTATATGGCTCTTAAAAAGAACCCCGAACGAGTTCCTATGTTGTCTCAAATATATGAACAAGACCTAAGAAGAGCGCAAGACGAAGATAGAGGAAGAGCAAGTCTTCATCTGGTGCCTAAGGCAACATATTAATGGCTTATGCAAAAGGCACACACTCACTAGCAATATGTGATCGTTGCGGTTGGTCGTACCCTTACCTTTCTATGATGGTTGAGTGGAACAACCTAAAGGTTTGTCCTGAATGTTACGAACCTAGACAGCCTCAAGATACTCCGGCTAAACAAACACAAGACCCTGAAACTTTATATCAAGCCAGACCTGAGGTACCATTACCTCAAGCCCAATTAGGTGTTGTAACTGCTGGGGCTGCCTCTCCTATGACAGACACGACGGCAGATACAATAGGAACATACTTTACAGGACTTGAGGCTACAGCAAGTCTAGGAACAATAACGGTGACAACATGAGCTTTACATATTCAGGTTTAAAAACGGCAATACAGAACTACACGGATAATGATGAGTCTACGTTTGTGAGTACATTAGACACTTTCATTAAATTGTCAGAAGAAAAGATATTAAAAACAGTTCAATTAGACGAGTTTCGTAAGAATGTCACAGGAACAGCAAGTTCTGGTAATTCTTACTTAGGGAAACCGTCTGATTATCTTGACCCCTTAAGTTTAGCAGTAATTGATTCAGACAGTAACTATATCTATTTGAACTTAAAACAAGTTACTTGGGTTAGAGACTATACCCCTGCTTCGGCGACAACAGGTGTTCCTAAATACTATGCTTCGTTTGACGAAGACACGTTTATGTTGGCACCAGCACCTAATGCAAATTTAACTTTTGAGCTCCACTATGTTTATCGACCTGCTTCATTGACTGCTGCAGGGGATAGTGGAACAACATGGCTTTCAACGAATGCTGAAGATGCTCTCTTTTATGGGGCTTTGGTGGAAGCATCTGTATTTATGAAGGGCGATCCAAACGACCTCCAATACTATGAAACTCGTTTCCAAGAAGCGTTGATGAAACTTAAAAACTTTAACGAAGCCCTTGGAACCAGAGATCAATACCGTTATGATAAATTAAGACCACAACCACAATGATTAAAAAGTTGAAAGGCAAGAAAATAGCCATTGTCTCAATGGGAAGAAGTCAATTAGATTATCATATGTCCATTAGCCACAGTCAGGAATATGATGAAGTTTGGGCGGTTAATTCTATGTGTGCGGTTATAAAATGTGATCGTGTATTTGTGATGGATCCTGTTTCTCGATTTTTTGATACCTTTGATGCGGGTCCACAAACTCAAGTAATGTGTAGAACACTTCCTAAACTGGAAATTCCGATATATTCGTGTGAAAAAGACAACAGAGTTCCCGCTATTGAGTTATATCCTTTAAAAGAAGTGGTAAAAGAATTAGGGTGTGGATACTTAAATAATACGATTGCTTATGCTATTGCTTTTGCGGCTTTAAATAAAGTAGGTTCTATCAATATGTATGGTGCTGATTTTAGTTATAGCACTAATATTCATTTTGGTGAACTAGGGAGAGCGTGTTGTGAGTTTTGGTTAGCTAAATGTATGGATCTTGGAATTGATGTTTCAGTTGCGGCAAGTTCTTCTATGTTAGATACTAACGTGCCTGAGGAACAAAAACTATATGGTTATCACAGGTTGGAAAATCCGCCTGTTGTGTATCTAAATAAAGGACAATTAGATATTACAGAGTCTTCTGAAATTGAAAAAGAAGAAGTTCATAAGGGTTTTTCAGGAAGAACAGAACAGATTACTTTAGGTCCTCCAGAACCAGAGGCATATTAAATGGAAACAGATTCGTTTATACTTTCTATAGGGGATCTTGGAGTAAAGACAACTCATGGTAGGGGTCATACAGCAGAAGAAGTTGCTGAAATGGCTACTAATAAATTGATTTCGGTGAGCGACACAGCACCAGAACCAATTAAAGCGCAAGCCCATGCTTTTAAAAATAAGTGTCACTTGATAATTACTCATTATATACAAGAGGCAATTAAAAACCATATGTGTACAATAGGTAATCAATTAGAGGCGCAAGGGAATAAAGACCTTGCGGAAATTATTAGGAGACTATAATGGCTATAACACAGGCAATGTGTACTTCTTTCAAAAGCGAGCTTCTGCAAGCGGTACATAACTTTAAAGCATCTGGAGGAAACTCTTTTAAGCTGGCTTTATATACAAGTTCAGCGACAATGAGTGCTTCTACTACCGCCTATACTACAACCGCAGAGGCATCAGGAACAAACTATACTGCGGGCGGATCAGCTTTAACAAATGTCAACCCGACCACATCGG